TCGGGCTTGCCCTCGTGACTCTAGCCCAGCTCCTTTAAAAGCCGGTGGGGTTGACTAACCGCTAACATGCGCTAGGACGGCAAGCCCCGAGATGGCACGGAAGCAAATCGTGCCGCCGGGGCCAAAGCGCGGCGGCCGTGGAAAGCCACTCATCCCGCCGCCCCCGCCGCCACGCGGCCGGGGAGCAGCAGCACTCGCGCCACGGGGTGGTGCACTTGGCCCGCCCCCGTTGCCTCCGCCTCGCCCGCGGGCAGCACGTGGCGTACCTCCCCCGGTGATGGTGGCGCGTGTGCCGGCCATTCCGCCGGCTGCCGCCGCGGCACCGGCACGCGGTGTTGGCCCGGTCGGTGCCTCGCCGCTCGGCCGCGCGCTTATGCGGGGCATCAAAGCCGGCCGGATACCCATCTGATGGATACCGACGTCATCCCGGTTGATACGGAAGAGTGGACGCAGATGACGGCGGCGTTTCAGGCGACGTCGTATCATGAGCACCTCAAAGACTACGCGGAGAAGCGCATTGCCTACCTGCTCGATAAGGAGCTGACCGACACCAACGAGATTCTGAAGTGCCGGGGACAGTTGGAAGAGCTGCAGCATCTTCTGCGGCCCGCGTTCTGCTCCACCCTCGCACTCTTAGGGTTGCGTGCTCGGGCCGAGCGTGACCGCCAGAACACGGAGCCGAGAGAGCCGCTCCCATCGCAGCCGTGGTGGGTCGATCCCCCCGACATCGCCAGTGAGCGGCCAGTACCCTAAATGGCAGACGAACAGCAACCGACGTTACCTGAACCCGGGGCCGCGCCGGAAGAAACGCCGATTCCGACCCCGCCGGCCGGTCCCGCGGAACCCTCCGAGATCGAGCGGCTCCGAAACGACTACGTCCGCACCCGGGAGGAGCTAGCCGACGCGCGAGCGACCGTGCGGCTGCTCCAGCCGCCGCAGCAGGCTCCGGAGCAGGTGGCGCCACTGGTGCGGTTTACCCCGACACAGGCGCGACGGATGGCGCAGCATCTGAACCCGACGAACGACCCGCAGGGCTGGACGGAAGCGACCGTGCAGGCGACGGTCCCCATCATGGCTGCGTTCTTTCAGGAGCTGGCTGGGCCAGTCTTGAACGGGCTGGAAGGCATGGCGGATCTCGTTGATCTGCTCCAAGCCCGGCAGGAAATCCCGAAATATGAGACGATGGAAGAAGAAGTGAACCGCTTCCGCGCCGAGATGAGGCAGCGGGGGCAGGTAATCACGCGCCGGCAGGCTTACGGCGCCGTCGAGTCACGGCGCGCACAGGATCCCAAATATATGGAGCAGCGACTAGCCGAGTATCAGGCGGCAAAGGCACAGGAGCAGCAGAAGCAGACCGCGCAGGCTGCGGCGGCAGTGACGGAAGGGGGCGCCACGGTGCAGAAGGCCGGCCCCGCACCGACGAAGCAGCCGCGGATGCCGCAGACCCGGGAAGAATTCGCGGCGCTGCCGCTGGAAGAGAAGCGGAAGATTCTCGAAGGAGTGACGATCTAACGCTAGGGGAGGACGCCGGTCATGCCGGGCAACCAGTTCGATTACAACGATCCAGGGCTCTCTACCAGCCAGACGCTCATCAACAACATCGTCCCGCTATGGTTCCAAGAAGAGCTGTTGCTTGTTGCGGAGAAGCTGACGGTGTTTCAGGATATCGGGGAGACGCCGCAGATGCCGGAAGGTGAAGGCAAGACGTATGCGGCCAGCCGCTACGAACGTCTCCCGCTTCCCGGCGCGCCGCTGGTCGAAGGTGTCACGCCCGACTCGACGCCATTGGTTGTGAACAAGGTGACTGCGGTGCTCGAGCAGTGGGGCATGGTGGTCACTATCTCCGACGTGGGCCTCATGATCACCAAGCACCCGGCACTGCAGGCGGCCAAGGATCGGCTCGCCAATGCCTCTGCCGAGCTGCAGGACCGCGAGATCCAGCGGGTGCTCATGGGTGGTGGTGTCGTCGTCATGCCGAACGCCAAGACGTCACGCTCGGCGCTTGTGGCCGGCGATACCCCGGGAACGGATTTCATCTCGGGAATCGTCGCCACGCTCCGGCAGCTCGGCGCTCCGACGTTCGCCGGCTCCATGTATGCCGGAGTCTTTGACCCCTACGTGGAGCAGGATTTAGCCAAAGATCCCACGTTCGTCCTGAGCCATCAGTACGCAGAGACCACCGCGCTCTTCAATGCGGAGGTTGGTCGCTGGCGTGGCGTGCGCTGGAAGCGCTCGAACCTGCTGCCCATTACCAAGCTGCTCGCCACCGGTGCCGGGGGCGTTGCGGCTGCGGCCAGCACGACGATTCCCACAGGCACCACCGGGTTTGCTGCTGGCTCCACGGTCCGCGTGACGGCATCGCTGGCTGACCCAACGAGTGGCCTCGACTCGCAACAGGTTGCGACGACGAACGTCACCAACGCCGCGGCATTCGTGGTAACGTTCACGGTCGATGCCGCAGCCCCCGAGGGCCGATATAACTTCTACGTCTCGCAGCCTGGGGGCACGACCCCGCTGCTGGCGGCTGGAAACGTCCTCAAGCCTGCGGGGCAGGCACTGACCTATACGGTTGCGGCTGGCATGACGGCAGCCGTCGCAAATACGAGCGCGGCGAGTGCGAGCGGTGCCGCTGCGGGCGCTGATCCGCCTGCAGGGGGCATCACGGTTCACATTGGATACATCTTTGGCAAGCAGGCGTTTGCCGTCCCGGCACTCGGAGCCCGCACGCAGGCGATGATCACCGCAGCCACTGCCACTGACTCCGACCCGTTGGCGCAGCGTCGGAAGTGTGGGTTTAAGTTTATGACCAAGACGTGCATTCTGAATCCGGATTTCTACCGCCGGTTTGAGTGCACGTCGGCCTTCTCCTGATGGGCCGGCCGCGGAAATATCTCCTTCCTGGCGAATCGCCTGAGCCGGTTGCCACGGCTGCTGTGGCGCAGCCGACGCCTGTAGACGATGAGATGGACGATCCGGAGGAGATGCTACCGGAGGAGCTGGTGGATTTCGCGCTAGAGAATCGGCGGATGAAGCTCACGCCGGCAATGGTCTCCGCACTCAATCAGGAGTACCGCAACAACGTGCGTGCGGATGATGAATATGGCAAGCGCCGTGCTCGCGAGTGTGCCGACCGCTTGAAGCGGGCGACGCATCCAGAGCTGCATCCAGGCTGCCCACGGGTTACGACGGTCGTTCCATTGCTCAAGAACGAGAAAGGAACGTGGCCGGTCAAGATCAATGAGCGCGTGTACGTCGGCAAGGTCGAGGTGTGGGAGTGCGAATACCGAGAAATCCTCGAGCTAATACGCAACCACGATCAAATTGAGAAGGAACGCATGAGCGACACGCGTGCCCAGACCGAGCTGGACGCCAATGTGATGCTTGCGGAGCGCGTGGCTGCGATCCAGCGTGCGTGACTAATGGCGAACGCCGCAAGCAAAAAGCATCCGCCGTTCTCCGGCCAGCTCACGCGAGCGACCCGGGATGGCGAGCAAGCGTCCATTGCGTTCACCGCGAACAGTCCCGAGGAACTCTCCCGAAAGCTCGGCATTGCGAGCGGCGCGCTCGACATCCAGGTCAAGCTCAACAACCAACGGCTCCTTGATGCTGCCTCGAGCTTCGAGGAGCGCCAGACGAAGGTCTATAACGCCGCCGTCGCGCAGTTACGCCGCGAGCTAGGTTTGACGGCGCCACCCGGCGACGGGGCAGACATCCATGCCAACGATACCGCCGGGTCGGTACACGCGCCAGAGAATCCGTGATCTGGCACTCAACCGCGCGGGTAACCGTGCGCTTGATGCCGATGCTGCGGATTTCTTGAGTCAGCACCTCTACGAGCTGTATACGCTCGCAGACTGGCCCTTTCTTTACGTCTCGGCACAGCTCGTCATCTCGGGACCGACCGCGCAGCTTCCGGTGGATTTCGTTACTGCCGTTGACGACCACGCGCTGCAGATTCTCTCCAACGATGGCAACGCCACTCCTAACACCTTTGCGCTCGAACTGTCGCCCGAAGAGCTGGCGGCACGCTCCGGGCCGGGGATGCAGGCGGGCTCCCCGCCACTCTTCTGGGCTGTTTCCCGTTCCGACACCACGGCAAGCTTCTGGCCGAATCCGAGCGGCCATAACGTGCTGGCGCTGCTCCGGTACCGCCGGCTGCCACCGGAGCCGATCTCCGTCAACGAGCCTGCCGACGTGCCTGTATTTCCCTACCATAACTATTTGGTCCAAGCCGTCTACGTGTTCGCGCTGGAACACGAACGAGACCCGCGGGCGATGCAGGAAGCGCAGATTAGGGACCGGCTCCTGGCGGGTATTCGGCTCGGCTCTGCGCCAGTCCGCTCGCAGCGGGCGGATATTCCGCTCGATCCGACGAAGTTCCGCACACCGTGGCGTGGCTGGTCCAGTGGCTGGCCACAGGGGTGGTAGATGCCGGGTGGTGAGGACAGAGAGCACCGGATTCCCGTCCGCCGGTTCACGGGGACGATCCGCGCGATTGACCCGGCGTTCACACCACCGGGGTTTCTCGTTCACTCCGACAACTGGGTGCCAGATCCAACCTTTGTGTTGACGAAGCGTCGGGGCTCGACGCGATGGACAACGGTCCCGGGGAATGTGAAATACGTTGACCGCATGGCGCTCAATGTGGGCTCGGATGGCAGACATTACCTCTTCGCAATGGTGTGTACGAATGCTGGCCCCGACATTCTGTATGTCTCGATCAATGATGGGCCGTTTACGGCAGTGGTCAACGGGGCGTTCAAAACGGACGCAGACCACTATGGGATCGCATCGCTGGGCGATACGATTTACGTTGGCAACGATACCGATGCGATCAAGTACGTGCATCTGGGAGACGCGGCGATAGACGTAACGCCATTGGCGCTTGCGAACGATAACGGACAGAGCGCGACCTTTGTTGCAGATCCCAACTCGAACCTGATTGCCGGTGCGTACTCCTA